CAACAGCGGGGGTGACGGAATTGGCATACGTATCAGGCTTAAACCCTGAGTTTTAGGGGTTCGAATCCCCTTCTCCGCACCAAAAACAAAGGCCCTTAATTGGGCCTTTTTGCTGTACAGCGAATATTGCTCTATCTTCTTAGAACAAATCCACCTTTGTTGAAGTCTTTACCAATAGCTTCAGCAATGTCAAATTCACCGTGAATGATGCGAAGTTTGTCACGCAGTGACTCTGGTCTTCTCTTCTCTGTCTTGATAAATCTATCAACAGCAGCGTCTCTCTTCTCTTTGCCAAGACCCTCAAACATCCTGTTGACACTCTTCTCAGGGTTTGTTTCGAGATAGGTATCTTGTACGTTAGTCTTAGCCATGCTGATGGCTTGACTAATTCTTGACTTCATAGTCCTACGTTGTTCATTGATAGACAAAAAAGGATAAGCCTTGTCTTTGTTGACAAGATCATCCACAGCAGCCTCAACAAGAGGTGCAGCTTCTCTGATGGTGAGATTGTCTAAGGTACGGTCACCTGTAGACTTGTACAAGCTAAAGGAAGAAATACGCAGACGCGCTAGTTCGTTCTCTGCCACACTTGTTGGTGGCGTGGGGCGAACACCTTGAAGTTGTCTCAACACCGTAGGAACCTGTTGTGGTGTTGTCTGGAACAGCGAAGGACGCTCTTCTAAGAACCCTCTGGCGCCTGGTATAGGTCCTAAGACAGGGGCTGCAACAGCGCCGGTAAAGGTGCCTAAGCCTTCTACAGGCGCTCTGGTGTCAACGACACTGTAGTCTTCCAACAAGAAGTTAACAGCGTCATAGGCGGGATTGAAGAAGTTGTCAAAACGTCCTAAGAAGTCTCCAACTTCTGTGCCTGCTTTTCTTTCAACATCTGTAGTGATACCTTCTTCAAACAGACGGGATACCCTCTCAAACACAGTATTCTGTGAGAGCGAAGACCTGCCCATGCCTGTCATTATCTCCATAAATTTCTGCCCGTCGAACTTCCTGACTCTGTTGAGTTCAAGCTGCTCAGCCTTTAGTAAAAGTTCTTGACGTCCTTTTTCGTTTAAGGCAAGACTTTCAGCTTGTTGTTTAAACTTGGTAGCCTCTTGTTGTCTTTCTTCTTTAGACATCTTCAGCGTGTACCAAAGAGTCTGAGACATGTCTCTCATTAATAAAGCAGCCTCTGCCATGTAAGAGATGTTGACAAACGGGAATAACCCACTGCCGTCTTTAATATTGCCATCATCATCTCTATACTGATGTGCTTCAAGATCAGAGTTTTCTTCTCGAAACGCCATTGCTCCGTAGATAACAGAAGTTCCAACAGTAGCGTCTAATATTTTCTTCTTTGCGTCATAAGCCAAACCAGCAGATTTTGCCCAAAACTCATCTGCTTCCTCTTTGTTACCGGCTGCTCTGAGTTTCTCACTTTCATTCAGAAACTTACGAGCCTGTCTAAGTTCTTGAACACCCCCTAAAGCAGACGCTGGTGTCATGCGATAGGTATATCGAATAGAGTTCAAGCTGAAGCGCATGAATGGATGAATTAGCTTACCAGGGATACCAGCTAAACCATTCCTGTTGAAAAGCTGAAGCGTAAATGCTGCTAAGTTCTCAGCAGCCCCTTCAAAGCTCCTCTCCCCTGTCTCCTTAAACTCATATGAGAAGGTTAGCTTCAGAGCATCATCGGCAGCTTCTTTAAGCAGGGCAACAGGAATAGCCTTATTATTTGCAATGAAGTCTTCGTAGTCCAAGCCAACAGCATCCATTCTGTCTTTGACAGCTTGTAAGAAGATAGGACGACGAACAACACTGTCAACGGCTCTGTTGGCAATGTTGATGGTGTTCATTACCTTTGCAACGGATGCTGGCAACCCTCTGCTATCTGTTTCAGCACCGACAGAGCTAAGCAAATTGTTAAGACGAGGCTGATTCTTCAACATCAAGTCTGTAACTTCGGATGTGTAGCCAGCATCAGCCATTGTTTTAAGAACAAAGAAGCTGTCAGCAAAGGCTTCAGAGACGTCTTCTTTGGCTCTGTCTTTAGTTAGAACACCACCTCTTAGGTCATACAACATTCTTCCTGCTGTTGAATACACAGCATCAACAGTGTCGGCAGCTACCTTCAAAGGAACAGAACCAGCAAGACCAATGGCGTTTAGCACGGCAGTGGACAAGCTGGCAGTTGAAGCAGCAACGGATGTCCCAACAACCCCAGTACCAAAGTCTATTGCTTTACCTGACCAATACTCAGTGCCATAGGAAGCCCTTGACATATTCTTCAGAGCTTCTTCTAGCTTAGGATCACCCTTAGTTGCTTTGTTCAAAAACTGTGCCAACGAAGATGCTTCCTTCAACGTTGCACCGGCCTGAGACAGCGTCACTCTAAACGTCTCTAAGAACTCTTTGTTGTTGACACCAGCGCGTGCTGCTGCCTGTTGAATGGTGTCAACATCGGCTTCTTTAAGCGTGTTAGCAACAGCCTGTGTAATTCTCACTTCATTCAAATCAGGGCGAAGCAATGGGTTATCGATGTAAATCTGCTTAGCCACTTTGAAGATGTCAGCAACAGTGTTTTCATTCAACACAGCTTCAGTGACAGCACCAGGAGCATCCATCTTGTCCAGTGTTTCTTTTCTGGCTTCACGCCTAGCAAAACTATCGGCAAACAACGCTTTTCTGTTCTCACCAACAGACTTCTCCTTTGCAGCAAATTGCTTCAAGAAGTCTGCTGTTTGCTTATCAGTAAGGGCAGGCGCTCCCTTCTTACGTTGAACCAAGGAAGCAATGCGGGCAGGAGCTTGTTCAACCTTGATGTCTGCAACACCTTTACCACCGACAGCGCCTAAAGCAGTAGCAACACCGACAGACAAAGCTGTCTGTGCATAACTCATTTCTTCTCTAAGACCAAGTTCTTTTTCTGTACGTTGTCTTATGACATCTTGAGTACCAGCAGCACCGCCTTCAACAGCGGCTGTGACACCAGTAACAGCCAAGGCTTTCTTGGTAGCGCTAACAACAGCAGGCTTCAACAGAGCTTGTTTAGTCAACCAGCCAGCAACACCACCAGCATATGTCGAAGGGCTAGTCAAAACCGCCCTCAACTCTTGAGTAAAGGTAGTGCCTAGTTCTTTAGCAACACCATAAGCCTGCCTCGCCACTTCCTTCTGCTCAGGCTTCGCATTCAATGCCCATGTCAGTTCATAGCCTAGCTCCATGTCATTCTTAGCCTGAGAACGCTGAAACTCCTCCACCAGCTTCACAGGCTCTTTAGGCATGGGCTTGTTGGGGAAGCGCTCCTTCATATAGCGCTGAATGATGCTGAGCTTGTCCTTCTGTGAGGCAATGTCAGAAACAGTGACAGGTGTTCCCATCTCTAGCATGGGACCAAAGCCTTCCATCTCCATCATGGAACCAAAGCGGCCTGTGGTGTCAACACCACCTACCTCAGTGGTGAAGGCTGTAGGCATCCGTCCAGAAGGCGTAGGAGGCGCTACAGGGGCTGTAACAGGCGTTGGTGTAGGACGGGTAGGCTGAGCCTGTGCAGCGCGAACAGGGGCTGTTCTGGCGGGTTGTGGAGGCTCTTCTGTAGAGACAGAGCCTCCAAACTTCTTAGCCAGCCCTTCGTAGTCAGTCTGTACCTGACCGCCAAACTTCTTAGCAAGTTCTTCGTAGTCTGTTGCCATTAGCGGATACCTGCTGCTTTCTTAAAATCGTCTGCTGCCTTCTGATTAGGGAAGGTTGCCTTGCTTCCATTAGGTAACTCTACAGTGACTGGACCAATTGTTGTGGGAGAGGGCTGCGCTGCGCCTTGTCTAACAGGGGCAGTAGCAGCAGCGGGTGGTGTTGCTGTCGGAGACGCTGCGCCACCAACTTGTTGTCTTTGAGGTAATGAACCACGCAAACCATAGTTGTACATCACATCGCGCACAGAATCGTAAAGAGGTTGTCCCTTATCATCGAGGAGACCATAAGCTCTTAGTGCTGCTTGTGCGAAGCTGCGTTTGTCTCTCAAGATTTGTTGTTCAACCTCAGGAGTGACGCTGCTCTTCAGTCCTCTAGCCACGTAGAACTCACCGTCTCCTAAAGAAATTGTCTTAGGCTCAGAGAACAACTCAACACCATATTTTTCCTCTAGGCGTGTTTGAATAGCCTTCTCAACACTGGAGGTGATGGTGGCAACGCTCTTAGGTTTATTTCCTTCCATCGCTGTCTTGTGATTTTTGATAGCGGTATAAAGTACATCGAGTTGGGATTTGATAGCAGCGGCAGAATCAGCATCTCCTTCACTCTCAGCCATCTGAAGTTGAGATGCCAGTTTATTGGCTCTTTCATCCAGAGACTTAACAGGAGCTTCAATTTGAGCCCTAAGAGCCTTTGTCTCTTCTCTAAGTTTAATCAGACGAGGATCGTCTTTATTTAGTCTACGTTCGGCGTTGAAAAGATTCATCTGCGCTTTCTCATACGCCTTTTCAACAGAATCCACCATAGGGCCATATTGCTCTGTATTGATGGTAGCAATACCAGAGAAAGGATCTCTCTGTAACGGCTGCATATTCTCATACGCAAGCAGTTCTCTGGCAGAACCGGCGCCTAAGCCGCTAGCAATCTTTTCCACTCTACCGGGCTTAGCTCCAACATTGAAGCCCATGAAGCCTTCCTTCTGACCAAATGCCTGTTGCATCTGCTCTTCTGTCATTTGTGTTGGAGGAGCACCAACAGTATCAATGAGCCTCCTCACCGACTCAAACCCATTAGGAAGCCTCTTTTTAATTTCTTCTTTATTTAATCTGACGAACGTAGCAGCATCAATAGGATCACCGGCTTCTCTGCGTTCTGCAAATTGTTTTGCAATGCTGTCGTTGGAGATAAGAGCCAGTTTGATTTCTTCAGGAGTTGATGAGTCAAGCCAAGGTGTTACCTTAGACAAGCGACCAGACAGTTCTTCCTGTATTGCCTTTCTTTCTTCTTCTCTCTTCTTCTTGTTAATGGCAGCAAATTGAAGACGAGTCTTGACAAGCTCTGCATTTTCTTCTCTTTCTTTTTCAACACGTGATCCCACGCCTTGAGCAAACCCCGCCAGTGCTCCTAATAAAGCTAGTCCCATGTTTACTCCTTAGACATTAAACCGCCCTGCTTTACAGCAGGAGCTTCTTTCACTGTAGCAACAGCACCGCGTAGCGCTTCTCTTGCTGTCTTCTCATCAATGTCTGTTGCTTTTTCAAAGTCTTCATCTTCAACAACATACCCAACATCATTCATGTCACCAATGGTCTTCATAAGCTCAATGATGATAGGAATAACAACAAAGCCTAAGTCTACAGTGTGAGTCCCTTTCATGATGCCTAGCTTGATGATGCCTTGCGACAGCCTCATCAAAGAGATGTTGTTCTCCATAGCCAGCAACATGCTGTCAACAGCTTCTTCTGTTGTCAATCTCTCAACGTAGTACGACACCACTTGATCCAATGTGGTGTACTGCGGCGGCTGTTCCCAAGGTCTATTACCAGGCTCTGTTGTCAAAGACATACCTGGGATGGTGGGTGATAGTGCTCCAATCATTTCTTCTTTTCCTTACGTTGACCAACGAGTTCTTGACGTTGCTTCCGAATCATTTCAATATAGTCTGCAAGCTGATCATCCAAAGCACCAGAAGACTTTGTAGGCTGCTTCATCTTAGGAGCAAGCAGCCCAGACGTAGATACAGGAAGTGTCTTGTTTCTTTTGCTGATGATGGAGTCAATGCGACCAATGAGGGATTTGTAGTTTTTCATTGATGTTGTCCTTTGTTAGTTATGGAAGAGCCTTGACAAACCCTTCAACAATACTTCCCCACAAACCAGCTTCAGCAGCTTCTTCAGCAGCAGCGCCTCTAATTTCTGAGATTAACAGCTCTGCTCTTCTATCTTCATTCTTCTCAAAGCTCTGCCACATCTTCTCAATCTGATCTCTGAAAAGCTGTGTCTCATTATTGTACTCAGCCAACGTCATCTGCTGCAAATTCTGAGCACCTAAATACAGAGCAGCATTAAGAGCAGCGGTGTCAGCAGTGCTTACTTCTCTACGCCATTGAGCATTGCTCTGATCGATGACGAGACGCTGCGTAGAGTTAAACTGATCCCTCAGGTTTTCTTGTTCAGTGTTGAACTTTGTGACTGAGTTCACTTGATCTGTACTAAACTGAGCTAGAGCATTACGCTGAGCTACATTAAACTGAGATATTGTAGAAGCAAGAGTCGCCATGAACTGATCTACCTGAGTCTTATTTGCTGCGTTAAACTGTTTAGCAGCATTCTCAGCCGCTGTGTCAGACAACAATGACTGTACAAGTTGCTCTGTCTTAAACAGTGTTGTCTTCTGCTCTCTGTCGTAGTTTGCCATATCCATTGCCAAGAAAGACTGAGCATTTGTAACAGCAGCTTGCTGTAGGTTGGTTAGGTTGGTGGTTTCTAACGTAGCCATCTGAGCCGCTTTAGCGATGACAACAGCTTGTCTATTCTCTAAGTTTGCCAAATCCACAGACTGAGCCAGCCTGGCGTTCTCTAACGCAATTTGTTGTTTAGCTGTGAAGTTGATATTGGCAACGTCAGCAATGCGAGCAGCATTCTTCACCTTCACTTCAAACTCTTGGTTGAACTCTTGTTCTAAGAAAGCGGCTCTTTGTTGTGCCGCCAGCACAGCCATTGCTTGTCTGTTGCTTAAATTTTGCTCAGCCATTGCTTGATAGGCTTTAGCATCGGTAGTTGCAATAGGTAAGGCCGACTCAATAGCTGCTTGGACAATAGCAGCGCCTGCCATAGAAGAAGCGCTTAAGCCTCTCTGTGCCAATGTGGCTGTAGCTACACGCAGAGCGCCAGCGGCCCAGCCAGGAGGATTCTTAGCATCAAAATTTGCTGTGAGCTTCGTAAGCTGGCCCTGTACGGTCATGTCTTCAGAGACAACCCCTTGTGCAGCTTCTTCCTTTGTCTTGGCAATGGCTTCATCAACCTTAGCCATATTGACAGCAGATTTGTCCAAAAGCTCACCAGCACCTACAGTGAGTTCAGGAGGTGCTTGAACCTCTCTAGCTTTATCAAGCTGTTCTGCTTCTAGGTCGGACAGAACAGTCTCTGTAGGTTCTTTTTGTGCTGCATCAACTTGAGCTTCTTTGCTGACAGTGCCTTTTACAGCTTGAACACCGCCTTCAGGTTTGAAGGTTCTGACATATTCTTCATATCCTTCTCGTGCGGCATCAATAGGTTCTCCATCGGGCCCTATTCTTATAACAGCAGGAAAAACCTTATCTTTACTCCACTCTTCAAAGCTAAGTGGCTTGGTTCCCTCTAATACACCTTTAACACCTTCAGCAGACTTAGACGCCTCCATTGTCGTTGCTGTGATAGCAGCAGGCATCTTTGCTTCTTCAGCCGTTGCTGTCTTAATATCTGTCACCGTCTTAGCAGTGCCAGCACCCCCTACACCCGAGATGTCTTGCCCCGGTGTAATTGATGTCGTTGCAGGGGTGAAGCCAGCAGCAGCACCTGGTGAAGGTGTACCAGTGCGTCCTTGTTCTTCGCTGAAGGTGACGTCACCGCCGCCTGTGACGCTCGGTGCTGGCGCAGGTGCTGGCGCAGGTGCTGGCGCTGTCCCTCGAGGAAACGGACCCATCTCAGACATTTGCTGAGACACATTAGGAGAAACAGTGACAGGTGTAGTTCCAGTGCTAACGCCTGGAAGGGTGATGTTAGTCGTAGAGGTAGGTGCTGGCGCAGGTGCTGGCGCAGGTGCTGGCGCAGGTGCTGGCGCAGGTGCTGGCGCAGGTGCTGGCGCAGGTGCTGTCGTTTGTTGCTGTTCTGTTGGCTCTGGTGGTGTAATGTCAGTGGCAAAACTCTCACCGGCGCCTGTAGGATTTTGACGATATTTTTCGTAGTTATCACGGAGTTCTTGTTCAGTCAGTGCCCTTGTACCACCAAAAGCTCTTCTCTGAGTCTTAGGCGCTGTCTTCAGCCATTCTTCATAGCTAACAACACCACCCACAGCATAACCCGTGACAGACCCTCCCTTAGCCATCCTCTGAGCATACTTATCCGTCACAGCGTTGTACTTCATCATCAACGCTGGTGAGCTATTAAGAAAGTCATCAAAGCCCTGCATAGGGCCGTCGTAGCCCATCTTACGAGCTAGTATTTCACGCTGCTTAGAGGTAAAGGATGTTTTCATATTCTTCCTATTAAATGTCGCTCAAGAACAAAGCCTTCTCAGCTTCTCTGCGCCTGACTAGGCCAGGCAACACTTTGCCGCCACCTTTAGTCCAAGCCATAAAGCTGTCTGCTGCTTTCTCCCAATCCTGTCTGTTGATAGCCATACGAATGCTAGAGCGTTGAAAATTACCTAGCCCAGCATTAAAGGCAAAAGAGACACAAGCGTCGAATGCTCCTTGACGACCAGCAAGGACAGGAGCAAGACGAAGTACACCTCGCTCAAATAATTCAATGTCTTTCTCAAAAAGCTCGTTAATTTCATCTTTGCTCCACACTCTGTTATCCTTTTTTTTAAGAGGATATTCCTTGCGAATTATGCCAGAGTAGTTGTCATTTCTGATAACAGGGAGCTTAATCTGTTCTTGATAGAGAACATGACCATACCCAATAGTCCAGATGTGAGCAGGACAAAGATAGGGCTTTGACATGCACCCTTCAAAGCGATGCATCAAATCAAGACCTTTCTTGCTTGTCTTCATTTCTTAGAGAAGGCTTGTGTACCAAACCAGAAGGCAATGATGGAAGACAGAATGATCATCTCATCTTCAGTGAATGCTTGGCTAGCGACAGTGATGAAATCTAAGCCCTCAGACCAGCCCCACCAAATAATGGCAAAGTTGATGATGACAAGCTCAAGAACAAAGATGAGGGTGACAACAGGTCTGATGCTGGCTCTTAAGTTTGTTACCCACAAACTAGCTCCTTTGCCAATAGCAATGTCGTGGGCCAGCAAAGCCTTCTGATGATCTACCGTAGCTTCTTGTTGTCGAATGCTGGCATCAACCTGCATTTGATCTGTTCTGATTTCTTCGACGCGGGCTTGAGCAGCAAAGCCTTTCTCCATCAATTGAAGCTCTTTGTCGTTCTGCATACGAGCTAAAGCAAGCTCATGCTTCTTATCCTCTCTGTCTTGAAAGAAGTCAAGCAGCTTAGGTAAGCCTCCCATTAAGAAAGACAACACAGTTGATAACAGGCTCATCATAATTCGTTTCCTTTCAAATGAGTGAGAATGAAGTCTGAGATGACGTAGATGAGGTAGGAACAAAAGATGATGACAGACACCATAAACGTATTTAAAGCCATCTGTTTGCGTTTTTCTGCTTGAAGATGTTCTTGACGTTTACGTCTTGTTTCAATCTTCCTACGTTCCTCTATCATCTCTCTGTAGGCACCTTGTCCGTACCTATAAAGTATCATTGTCCTAAGCTCGCTCTCTTGCTCTTCAATCTTCTTACGTCGCATCAATGCTTCCAAGGCTTCCTGTTCAACAGAGCCTTTATGAAGCAGCTTCTTAAACACAGAAGGATTGTTGGCTTCTTCTTCAGCTTTCTTTACCTCAGCACAAGCACCAAACCATTGCCCAAGCTGTGAAGCCATTCCTTCAATTTCTTGTCCTAGTTCAATGCCTCTTTTGATGGCGTTGTAGGCAGCAGTGGCAGCAGCAAAGGCGCTAACAGGATCTATCACGATGTTAGGTCTTTATAGATGGTGTAGAGTTTGTGTCCAATCATCAACACTGTGTAGATAAGGGTTGCCCATAGCAACAATTCTGACACCTGGTAACCAGCCAATGTAGCTAATGACACCGTTGCTGGTGGTGCAGCCTTAGCAATAAGGACAGCACCAGACTCTGCTGCTTGTTGTGAAGACGACATAGACTACTACCTTCTATCATTGGTGCTATATTCAATTGTCATGTCTTTGAAGCTAAAGTCGGTGTTAGCCGCGCTGCTGACAAACTGAATTGACGCATTTTTACCGTTGCCAATGAGCAACGTCTCAAAGTTTGATCCGATGTTGTCTCCAAAGATTCCTGATGTGTTACCCATAGAAATGGAAGCAGGTTGAATAACATCAGACTCATTGAAGTCAAGAAGGACATTGGCTGTGAAAGCAATGTTTACATCTCTCTCTGTTGACACAGATAAGGAATGCAGAGTCTTTCTAGTCTTGGGGTCGTTGAAATAGAAGAATGGTGTTGTATATGTTGCTGTTATGGTAGTGCCGTCAAAGGTGTTTCCGTTATCCATTTGATATAGATAAGGATCGTAGCCATTGCAGAATACAGTGAGTTCATTCACTCTGCCTTCATTGGTGAAGTTGAGACCAACAAAACCGTAGTTGTAATCAGCAAACCAAACACTAAATGCTTTTGTTTCTGCCCATTCAAATTTGCCTTGGTCTTTCAACGTACCAATAAGACCTATGGAGTCTGCTTCTGCGCCTGCATAGTCATATCTAAAAATACGATATTGACTCTTTGCGTTGATGACAACACTTGTTTGAAACACAGAATTAGAAGTGCTGGCAGAAGGGGCAATGACAGCCTCAATCTTGTCTTGAATACTGGCAGTGATAGAGCCTATGTTCAAATCTCCTAGGCGTTCTGTAGCACCTAACAAACGTATTCCGTCGTTGGTCTGAAAAGCAAGGTCACCACCAACTTCATGAATTGATTCAGGATTGGTACAACCTATGCTTTCTGTGACAGGGCTTCTAGCAAAATCTTCAACAGTGCTGCCTGTAAATCTATAAATCTTTGTTGTAGTGAAGACGATGAGCTGATCTCTAAAAGAACGAAGACCCGTGATGATCCCATCAAAAAGATAGACAGCACTACCTAATGCTGGATCATAGGAATAGACGTCAAAAGGAGCTGTGTGAATAAGTTTGTTACCTACACCGAAGAATAAATGGTCTTTGTGATAAGCAACACAAGAAGCACCATCAACCTCGCTGTTTTCGTTAAGGAGTCGATAACCTTTCAAAGGCTCAATGAGAACAGGATAGTCTCCTGTAACAAAGACAATGTTTTCAATGCCGTCTTTGATGAATCTAGCGTGCTGTCTCCTCAACGCAGAAGCAGAAATGTTTTTTACAAGACCCGAGTGATACCAAGTGATAGCTGCATTATTTGCAGGAGAGGATGTAAGACTCTGCGCTAAAGTAAGTGTTGATTGTGTTCCTACCAAGTCGGTAGCAGATAACACCGAATAAACATCTGTAACGCCACTGATGTAAAAGGTGTCTCCAACGTCTGGCTTAAAAACAAGACCATCAACAACTAATGTTGTACCTGTCTGTCCTGCTCCATCAACCAATGTTGTTCCGTTGTGGTAGGGAACAGCACTAAAAGAAGTAGCACTAACAGGATCTAATGCATTAGACAAAAAGGAATGATACCCAGACGTGCTAATGTATGCTCTAGGTGGCTGCACACACAACATAGGATAGAACGCTGATGCTTGAGCATATGAAACACCAATGCCTGTATAGCCTGTGATGGTAACAACAGCCTTGTCAGCAACGTTGGCAGATAGAGCAGGACTAAAATTGACAGTGGCTGATCTACCTTCGTCGTAATAACTACGAGAAGACACCGTATACACCGTAGCCTGTCCAGCAATGGTAAAGGTGATGTTTTGATCTAGCTGAAAGAAAGGATCAGAGATAACAATGGAGGTAGCACCAGCGCTGTGTGCTTGCTTTACCAACATCGTTGCAAAGACAGGAACAGGAGAAGTGTTGAGCTTTCTATAGCCTTTGATGCGCCTGTATCCACCCTTCAAAGAACATTCAAAATTGACAAGCTCTCTAGCACTACCAGGAAACTGATTTGCTTGCTCAATAGGAGATAGGTTGGTGATGAGGCCACCAGAGCACGCTACAGGAAAACTCTCAATTCTGTCCATATCAGCCCAACCTCGGACCAGCAATGAAGAACGGACCTGTTGCTACATAGGTCGATGTCAGATACTCATACTTGTTAATGAGAACTGTTCTCATTCTCTTGATGCCTTCATCAAACTTAGTCTTTGACAACGTAGCAGCTTGTTCATTCCCTCTGAACATATATGAGTGATACATAGCACCGTCTAAGACGACATGCTTATATCTCTCAGGAATAAAGGGAACATCGTCAAACTTCTCCAGATCAACAGGAATACGATAGTATTCGTAGACGAGTTTGTACGCTTCCTTTGGCGGAGGTACGACGATGTATTCTTGTGATGGAGCGTTGCAGACTCTGCTGGGAACATTTCTGATGCTGGTGTCAGAAGAATATTCTTGGTCTACATAGTGCTTCAGATAGTCATCATACGTTAGCACTTCCAGCTTCGTTGTCTTGTTACCGAAGGTGCTGTCTTCTTTGACTCTGAAGCTATCAAAGTCAAGAGAGCCAGCATCGATAGGAAAAGCATATCTGCTTGTACCAGCCGTCAATGTCTCTTCTGTGCTGACATGATTGAAAGGCCATTCAAAATGGCTTTGGTTGATGTCACGCAGAGAAGCATTGATGGCATCTTTGCATTGAGCATACCAACCCTTAGCCGTAGCAAAGGTCGCTGAAGTGAGTTCAACCTCATTCAGCTTTCTGTTGACAGCGTTGACAAGTTCAAGGTAGTTGTATGCCATTAGTTTTCCTTGATGTTGAGCTTGATGACACGCTCAGCAATAGATCCACTACTGTCGGTGATACGACAATAGATTTTGTATTCTTTGTTCACTGTGCCTAAGCCAAGGTTGATGGTGGCAACAGTGGTTGTAGCTGTCTGTGACACGTTCTGAAGACCGTTGACAACATTGGTAGCATTGAAGGCTGTCTTGACACCAGAGGCGTTGTCAACGAACCAGGCTACAGTAGAAATAGTGACACCCGTGCCAAGCCATCTAGACCAGTCTACGCTGTAGTCCAAGATTTCATCAGGGTCTTTGTTGGGCCATTTATACGACATAGGTTTTCCTTAGCCTGGTGTTATAAAAGTAAACACTACTTTTGTCAACTCAAGCCTACATAGGCTCTTCGTTCACTAGAAGATGTTGTTCTATCGGAAGTGACATAGACAATGCGTTGCTGAGCATCAACAGACACTCTTCTTGTGTCTCTACCGTCAACATACACTTTTCTTGTTTGACCATCAATGTAGGTCTTTCTTTCATCTTTAGAGCCTACATAGACAGTGCGTAGTCTTTCATACAGCTCTTTAACAGCTTCATAGTCAAAGGAGGTGTTGACTACTGCTTCATTACCCAACGCTGTAGTGCCTACAACACCAGCAGCAAACGCCTGAGCCTTGGCAATGACAATGACGGTTTGAACGAATGCTGTAGCGCTTACGCCTACAACATCGAAGCTGGCGTTGGTGATGAAGTCTACATCGCCTACAACGCCTGTAGCGCTTACACCAACAGCACTGACATTGGCTGTTGTATCAACTGTCTCATCACCTAAGGACGTTGTAGCACTAACACCTGTTGTCGTTGCTGTGATGGCAATGGACGCAACAGCAGTGCCTAAGGAGATGGTAGCGCTAACACCAGTGACGCTGATGTTGGCATTGGTGCTGTGGTCTACGTCTCCAATGCTTCCGTTAAGGATGTTGCCATTGGGGTAGGCATTGGCGTCGGCAATGACAACTTCGTTGCCTAATGTTGTTGTAGCGCTAACGCCTGTGACATCAACAACAGCATCTGCTGTGACAACAACAGAGCCTACAGCGCCTATAGCGCTAACACCAACAGCACTGACATTGGCTGTGGTGATGACAGCAACAGAGCCTAACGTTGTTGTGGCACTGACGCCTGTGACATCTACAACAGCCTTAGCAACAACAACTTCATCGCCTAATGTTGTTGTAGCGCTAACACCTGTGACGTCTACAACAGCAGTGCCAGTGACAGCAACAGAGCCTGTAGCACCTGTAGCGCTTACACCAGTGACGTTGGCTTTGGTGTCAAAGGTGATGGTAACAGTGCCAACAGAGACGGTAGCACTGACACCTGTGACACCAAAGATGTTGTTGGTGATGAAGCCTACAGTGCCAATGGTGCCTGTGGCGCTGACACCAACAGCAGCAACGTTGGCATCACCTGTGACAGCAACAGCCCCTGTAGCTCCTGTAGCGCTAACACCAGTGACATCTACGACAGCATCAGCTTCAACAGTAACAGAGCCTACAGAGGCTGTAGCGCTGACTCCTGTGACGTCTACGTTAGCGTCTGTATTGACATTAACAGTGCCAACAGAAGCTGTAGCGCTGACGCCTGTCACAGGCACTAACGTTACAAAGACAACAGTGACGCTACCAACAGCGCCTGTGGCACTGACGCCTGTGACGTCTACAGAAATGCCTACGTTGACATTGACGTTACCAACAGAGCCTGTAGCGCTGACACCAGTGGCATTGACGCTGATAGGACTACCGCCACTGGCTTCAAAGAGCCAACCAAAGGAGCCATTGTTGGTGCTATTATTACCGGCGTACCAGGTGCTCATTAGAATGCCCTAACGCCTGTGATGGTGAGGTAGTCGACATCGGCTGCTGTGCCAGAGCCTGTGTGGACTAGTGTGCATGGAGAAGACGCAGAAGACCCTGTCAGCGTCAACACTCTTCCAGCTTCACCAGCAGCGGTGAAGTTGCCAACACGCTGCGTTGTGGTGCCGAAGTTGATGCTGGTGGCACCAGTGGCTTTGTAGGTGTTGGTGATGTTGGCGAAGGTGTTGTTGCCGCTGATGGTCAGCGTGCCTGCGCCGCCTTGGTTGAGGGTGATGTTGGTGTAGGAGACACTGCCGCCTGCGAAGGTCTTGGCAGATGCAGAGGTGAGGCTGATGGTGCCGGTGCCGGTGATGGTGAGGTTGGTGGAGGTGGTGGCATCCCATGAAGTCCCGGCGTCAGTAACGGCACACAGACTAGAACCAATATTTAATGTTCTAACATCAGTGCCTGAAAGCCTCCAAACTGCTGATGTTATTGAATAATCATTTGTATTAAATGTTCCAGATGTAAGTGTTACGCCATTAAGTCCTTGCGTTGTAGTCAAAGAGTCAAGACAAGATACGCTACCAGATCGCGCATTTATAATGACACCTTGTGTGAATGTTTTTCCTGCGCTTGTAATAGTTTGACTTCCTCGCCCGGCAAACGTAAATGACCCGGAGTTGCTCAAGGTAGTACCTGTACCGTTAATCCAGTTCCCGTGAATAAACGGAGCTTGAGTACAAGCCAGCGTCATCGTATTCGTCGTCCGAGCCGACATGTCGATGGTGCCAATGTTGTAGCTCTGGTTGATGGTGACGGTGGCTCCGCTGTTCAACCCCGTAGCTTCAAAGAAGCACGTGTCTTGCGCCAGAGGGAAGTTGTTGACTGCAGGGGAGCCACCACTGCTTGTTGCCCAGCCTGTTGCAGACCAGTTGCCCCCGCCAGCAAGGTTCCAATACTTGTTCGCCGCAGCCGCGAACGTAATGCCGCTGTTGCCCTTGCAATCGCCCAGGCGCGTGCCTGTTGCTGGCGCTGCTGCACCGGCTATGGTGATGTCTCTGAAGTCAACGTCAGTGAGGCTGACAGCCGCGCAGGTGAGCGTGCGGATAGTGCCGATGGTGTCTGAGCGGACGAAATGCCGCATCGTTGCGTTGGTGCCTGCCGAGCAGGTGAAGGTGCCGGTAATGGTCTGGTTGGCTGTGACGCTGATGTTCTTCAGACCGGCAGAGGTGATGCCGGTGAAGGACAGGTTGTTGAAGCTGTTAGCTCCGTTGATGGTGACGGTTCCTGCGGAGGTGCTGGTAAAGGCGACGTTGTAGAACGTTTTGCCGTTTCCTGAGAAAACTGGGTTTGCGTTAGATAGATTGATCTGCGCAGTCCCTGCGGCAATGGTCAGATTGGCCGCGTTTGTTTCTGTCGTTCCAAAACTTATCGGAAGACTATTGTCTGACAAAGCAACAGTGCCACTACCAAAATCAAAAGTTCTTGAATTGCCGCTATTGCTTGAAACGCCAGAAGCAGTAAAGTTATAAGTAGCGCAATCAAAAAGACCATTAGTTAAAATAAAGAGTGAAGTTCCATTATTCAATGCACTGCCTAACGCCCACTCAGAGCTAACTCCGTTCACCGTAATCGTTGAAGCCAACGTCACCCCATTGGTCGTCAACGTCAACCCCGACGTAGACCCCGACAGCGTAATAGCGCCCGTGTACGTTCTCGTCAGCCCCGTCGCAGGCAGCGTCACGTTGCCGTGAATGCCAACAATAGCTGTGCTGCCTGCCAGCGTTACGTTGCCGCTTGCGGGGCCTGCAATGGTCAGAGACTTCATCCTGATGCCGCCAGTGACGGTATCGACCGTGGCCGTGTAGGCTGTGGCGTTGGACAGGCTGTCGAAGACAACATCATCATGGCTTCTCGGCACAGATGCGCCTGAGCCTCCACCAGACGACGTAGACCAACGCGTTGTAGAACTCCAGTTGCCTGTGCCACCAACCCAGTAGCGCGTGCTGTCGGCTGGCTTGGCTGTGCGGTAGACAGGCGCTGCCGCCGTGCCTGTGCTGTTGGCACCGGCGTAGAACTCACCAGGGCTTGTGGCAGCAAAGCCAATGCTGCCCATGGCAAGGTAGTCAATGCTGTCTGTGCAGGCTCCAGCGAGAATATTTCCTGTTTCAGTACCTGACAGAGTTACCACATTACCTGCCGTACCCGTCACCGTCCATTTGCCGAAGGTCTGCGATGTACTAATACTAATGGTATGGGCTACGGTTTTGGTGCTGGCGAGTTCGGTGAATTGGTTGTTGCCGGTGATGGTGAGGGTAGAGGTGCCGGTGGCGCCGCCGATGGTGAGTTTGTTGTAGGAGAGGCCGCCGCCGCCAAAAGTTCTAGCGGACGTACTCGTGTCGGATAAAACAATATTGGCAGTGCCTTTGTAGAAGTTTAGATTTGTTGCCCCTGCGCCGACATCCCAAATTGTGCCTGTACTTGAAAGCGTCCAAGTACCAGACCCCATTTTTAATGTTCTTGATACCGAGCCAGTAGAGTCAAAAAAGCCAACTGTCAAATTATAAGAAACTGCGTCAAATGTTCCACTTACTACTGCTAGTGATCGTGCAGAATTAAGCGTTAGAGCGTCGGCAAGCTGTACCGTACCAGAAACACTATTTATGTTTAATGGACAACCAAATGTAACGCCATTGCTGGTTATAGTTTGAGAACCTCTTTTTGAGAAAATTAAATTACCAGCGGCACTTGTTGACGTAACACCAGTACCAAACTTCCAATCGCCATATATTAACGGGTTGTTTGAACTAGTAGTGAGCGTCATCGCACTAGTCCGCAACGACGCATCAAACGTACCAATGTTCCAAGCAGCATTGATCGTGATGGTTCCTGTCACGCTGCCCGCAGCTTCATCAAACACCGCCGTGTCTTGCGCCAACGGGAAGTTGTTGATGTCAGGACTGCCTCCAGAGCTTGGTGCCCAAGCGGTAGCGCTCCAGCTCTGCGCCCCTGCAAGGTTCCAATAGACGGTCTTGGCCGCAGGGAAGGTGATGCCGCTGTTGCCGCCACAGTCGCCTGCACGGGTCGGAGAAGAGCCTGCTGCGGTGCCTGCAATGGTGATGTCGCGGAAGTCGCAGTCTGTGGCGGCTAGGGTTCCTACGGTGAGTGTGCGTGTGGTGCCGAGGGTGTCAGAGCGGACGAAGATGCGGCGGACGGCTGTGGCACCGGCGACGGTGAGGGTGCCGGTGATGGTTTGATTAGCATTAAACGAGACTTGAACAATACTGCCCGCTGCCGCTCCAGCAGGCACCGTCAAATTGTTAAATGTATTCGCACCTAATACACTTCTGCTGTTTGCCGAAGTATCTCCTAATGTTACGTTATAAAACGCAACCCCTGCTCCACCATTGATACTAGCAATGCTAGACGTAAAATTAAACGACGATGTGCCAGCGTTAAACGTAAGGTTTGTTGAAGTAGCAAAATTTATTGGCGTAGTACCAGCCGATGTTATCGTACTCGACCCCAATGTTATCGTTCTGACATTGCTGTTGCTGGACGACAGAGAGCCTGCGGTGACGTTGTAGTTCTTGGTGTCGAAGGTGCCGTTGGTGATGGTGAGGGAGGTGGAATTTAGCGTAAGAGCATCGGCAGGCTCTACTGAACCCCCGTAAGAGTCTACAACAAGGTTTTGTATAAAACTTTTGCCTGCGCTTGTGATAGTTTGGGTATTGCGTCCTGAAAAAGTCAATGTTCCAGAATGGCTGTGCGTAACACTGCTACTAAACTTCCAATCCCCGTACACTGTATAAGCCGTCGATCCAGCCAACGTCATCGCATTCGTGCGCGTTGACATGTCAATAGTGCCAAAGTAAGGCACAGGCGCATCAAGCGTCACCGTAGCTGATGTATTCAGCCCCGTGTTCTCAATGACAGCGGTATCCTGCGCCAACGGGAAGTTGTTTGTGCTGACACCCGCGCCAGAAGATGCAGCCCAAGCGTTGGCAGACCAGTTGCCACCAGCAGCAAAGTTCCAATACACCGTCTTCGGCGTGTCGAAGGTGATGCCTCTGCATCCACGCAGGTCGCCAACACGCGTGCCGCTGATGGGCGCGGCTGTGCCGATGACGTAGATGTCTCGGAAGTCTGCGTCGGTCAGGCTTGGTGTGGCGTTGACGGTGAGGGTTTGGGCAATGCCGTAGGTGTTTGCACGGAACCAGACTCTGCGGTTGCCTGCGGTGCCGCTGGTGGACAGGGTGCCGTTGATGGTCTGGCGGGAGTCGAAGGTGACTTGAACTACACCGGCAGATGATGGCGCGG